ATCCTGTGGTATCTCGCGCAGGTGCAGGTGCTCATGGAAGTCCTGGACTTGGAAGTATGTGACTTTGTGCAGTATCGACCCGCTGAAATCACCTACCCCAAGCCTGCCGAGTTTGTCTGTGTGGAGATTCCACGGGATCGCGAGTGGTGGGCGACCAACATGCCCATCATGAAGGCATTCTGGGAGAGGGTCCTATGGCACCGCGAGCATGGTCACCAAGAGCTGCTTCCTGCGCCAAAGCCTACGATCGATGATCTGATCAAGGAGATTGAAGGTCTCGAGGGACAACTCACCAAGGTGAAGAAGATGGCTCTTGAGATCGCCAAGGAACATTCGACCCTGAAGACGGGTCGGTGGTCTAACGAAGATGAAGAGTGGCTCTTGAAGAACAAAGACAAGAAGATAGAAGAACTTGCTGAACACGTCAAGCGAACGGTCAAGGCCACCAAGATGCGTCTGGAAAAGTTAATCAAGGAACAACCAGTTCAGGAATGGACGGTCAAGGTGGTCGAGGAGGACGACATCTAGATGCCAACCCTGGGCTGAACCCACGGAAGCGTCTGCCTCCCGGGTAGGTTGGGCGAACGACAGACGAACTTGATGATAAAGTGATTGATTTCCTTTCCACCCGAAGGGTTCGGGATAAGAGCGCCGTTCTGGTTGAACAACTTTACAGTCAGACGATCCAAATTTTCTATAGGATGAATAAATTGAGTAATTAAATCATAGTTGTCTTTGAAAATAATCAACTGGTCAGATGACGAACCCTGATCATTATCCGTGATGATGGACCCAAAGGCACCACGAGCAATAGACTGAACCGGTGAAGTAGCTGGGGTTGTCGGCGGGTTCTTGGTGAGTCGGTCATTGAAGTTGGATTCCAGTTCGCGGATTCGCATATAGAGATGTTCCACGGACCCACGGGTGTGAACGTGGAGACCCAACAAGCGTGCTTGAACCACCTGTTTCAAAGGTGAATTGAAGTACACAGTAAAGTTATTGGAACTTGTTTGATCCAGTGTGTCAAATGATATCGTGTGATATTCGTAGTTGAAATCCGGGAGACCTGTTGTCGTGTAAGATGACCTAGCCATTATTACTTAGCCAAGAGAATAGCGAGCACCAAAAGAACGACCGCGATTGGGATCAGGATCTGAGCATACTTGGTGGGAACTCCCATGAACTCTCGGCGGGGCAGCAGGGCACCGACGGGTTCTGTGGATACCTCTGGATTCAACTTGTTTCGAGTGCTGGACCTATAGTAGTTAATTAACTTGCGCGCAAATGTATTCTCGGACCCTGGCGTCATCGGTGGTGCGATCTTGGGTTCCAGACGCTTGTCGTCCTCGTCCTGCTGTTTGGTGGCAAAACGTTTGTCCTTGGTGGCTTGGACATTCAATTTGAGTACGAACTCTTCGGTGGATGCACCCGAGTTTGTGAATGGATACAACTTGAATGAATTGTCACTCGTGTCATAGTAGTAGATGGATACCCTGATCGCTTCCATGACTGGTACGGTCTTTTGAACACTGATGCTGTCATTCATGGAACTCATCACGTAGTTGGTGGGACTCGCGCCGGCCAGTGCAGGCACCACGAGTGAACCGGTGTAAGCAAAATCAAAACGATTGTTGACGGCATTCACAAGAGTGACCTGACCCGACACGGTACCCGAATTTGCCACGTCAAGAGTTATCGTTGTTCCACTTATTCCAGTCACCTTTGCATTGGTTCCTATACCAGTTCCGGTGACGTCCATACCAAGTTCAATTCCATTAGATGAATTTACCACTATAGTGAATTCCGCAATAGTCCCAGTTGCTCCAGTCCTTACAGTATCATTATAAGCATAAGGATTGTCCACCGTATAGATCCTATCAGTCAAAATCCCATAGTTTGGCACCTCCAAAACCACATAATAGGCATGAACGTTGCCATTCACCACCGATGACGTTCCGTTGATATAGGGAACCGATGCAGAGACAAAACTCATGGATTGGATTCCATAAAGGGGTGTGCTGAGATAACTGGTGAAGTTGTTAGCATCGGTTGTGGCTCTGTCCTTCCTGGTTGAACTGTCGATAACGATGTCGTAACTTGACATACTCTATTATTAGATTGCTTTTTTTCAATGAAGAAATCACGGAGGTCCAGATCATCCAACTCTTCACTGAATACATCGTCCAGTTCCGAGTACTCAACCTGAGGTTTTAAAATCTGAACGCTCTCCTCGTGTTCCAGTGGGACCAATGATTTTTCAGTATCGGATTCGGTCTCACTGGAAATTGTGGCATATTCGTCTGGATCATACTCATAACCTTCCATTGGTTTCTACCAGACAATTCACTAATATTTATTTTCAATTAAACGCGGTTCGTGACTTGTTGTGTTACTGATATCAGGAAACCTCATCCCATGATTTGGTTTCTTCATTCCACGTGTATGATTTTGTACCACTTGGTCTAGGTGTAGGTGGATTCCATGTAAATCTTTCCGTGTCGAGTGTCCAAGATTCGTATGGTTTTGGTGGAGAAAATGTACTATATTCTGTGTGATATATGTAACCCAAACCAATAAATTTATTTGAATTATTTTTAAACCATTTACCTCCGTATGTTCTTCCACACCATTTTTCATTATCACATTCTACTACGCCGATAACACAATTTGTATCTTCGTCAAGTTGGTAGCACTGGGGCATCTTAATATGTATGTTATAAAATATTTAATTATGTACTCTAATGATTACTATACCAGAGCCACCATTACCACCATGACCGTATCCGGTAGTGCCATCCCACGTCCCGCCGGCACCACCTCCACCTGTATTTGCGTCTCCATCGATGCTTCTGTCACCAGAAATCCAATCCGCACCTTTACCTGTACCACCACCACCTTTACCCCCAGCGACATCGGTGTCATTATCATTACCATTGCCACCCCCTCCACCACCCGCAAACCACGCTTCATCTGAAATTATTTCCCCGTAACTTGTACCAAAAATTGTAGCGAAATTGTACGTAGTAGAACCTATGGTTACCTCGTATAGACCATCTCCGCCAACGCCACCAACATCAGTTGCAGCGCTATCACCGTTCGAACCAGATGTACCCGCTCCGCCCCCACCACCACCACCACCTGCACCACCTACACCGCCACCGTTACCACCGCTGTTACCATACCCATAAGTACCAGAGTCTCCAGATTGTGATGATTGTGTACCGGCACCACCCGAAGTATCACGTTCTCCATCACCTCCTCCACCTGAACCACCAGAGTTTGATGTCCCCGTCGGGTGCCCATTATTACCGTAACCACCACCCTTGGCTGTTAATGCAAAAGCCGTGGTATCGCCTCCCGTTGTGGCGGTAATTGATGCGTCCGTCGACCCGGTTCCGCCCGTACCTATACTAATAATATAATTTCCAGGATCAATATCTATATCTGGTTTAAAAATTAGACCACCTGCACCACCTGCACCGCCATTATCCGTACCTCCTCCTCCTCCACCGGCTACCATTAGAACATCTATTCTACCAGGCGGTCCATCTAATATAAAATTTCCACCACCTGTAAATACATGTATTTTATAATTATTGTGTATAAATACATCATTTCCTCCAGATGTTGTTATTAGTGGTATTGGAATCCATTGTGAACTATTATTATAATATTCCATTTTATTTATTGTACTGTTAAACCTCAACATACCCGCATACGCCGTAGTCGGCTGTTGAGCTGTTGTACCAACTGGAACGATCATCGCTCCCGTGGAGTTTACGTCGAGTAGTGCTCTTGGATCCGTCGTCCCGATACCGACATTTCCCGTGATGCTGACATTTCCATTTTGTACAGACATGTTTTCGACTGCATTTCCTTCTGGTGTGTTGGTGAACAATCTAAAGGTTGACGTGCTGTCAGCGCCATCGCTCATCAGCACCATGTCCGTGAAGCAATTCCCTTCATCGTCCTTGAAAGACCTGAGGGCAAATTGATTCTTGTTGGTATCATTGTATGTGTAGGATGTTGGTGCCGCTTCCCCTATAGGATCGAAGTAACTCTTATAGGGGAATTGGGGGTTAGCCAGACCAATTCCGCCAGGCATGATTACTATTAGCGTCTAGAATTTACGGCGCTCTTTATCATCATCTCAAGTTCGGTCTCGGGTTCCCAGTCAGCCCACTCGCGGACCGCCTGGTTTACCTCCAGATAGCGTTCATCGTCCCCGTCATACTCGCGGAACTCGTCGTCGAACCCCATATCGCACTCCTGCACGACCATATCATCATCGGTCTCCCACCCGTCAGAATCCTCGTCGTCTTCATCTGGTAGTATGGATCCGTAGACCCTTCCTGTCAACTTCATGGCGCTCCACTTCATTCCATATTCCATGTCGAGGGCAGTGACGATGCTCCTGCCGGTGGCTTTACAATATTCGGCTGCCACCACGACGGCATTCTCCAGAACGGGCTGGATTGCGTTCGTGTAGGCGGCTATGATCTGTTCCTCGCGACTCATTATTATTTTTTAAAATGTCCCTTTTCTTTAAGAGAGGAACATGCAGAAGCCTCCAGTTGGATTCCGTGGAGACACAGGTATTGGTGCTCTAACCGGCTTGAGTGGCGTGGGACAGCAGGATGAGTTTCTTTATGAAAAAGTTTCCAAAGAATATAGATATCCTGAATACACACAAACTACACCGTATTATCGTTTCTATAGACCCACCGAAACCACGTTTCTGGGTGAAGAGATCAGACACACGTTCAAACCAAAGGAAATGGGAGATTTGCTTACCGGATTGATGTTAAACTTTAAAATGCCATCCTCGACGGGAACACCCACGTGCCTGAGAAACGTGGGTCTATCGATGATTCGAAGGGTTGATCTTTTGGTGGACGGTCTCGTCATTCAATCCATGCGAGGAGAATGGATGTCCATATACGAGTCCATGTATTCGACGGCACAAGAACGCCAAGATGTTCTCAATACGATGTTTAATTTGGGAACTCAATTTGACTTGCAGCCCACGCTTAAAACCGGTGATACCAGTCAGCGTCTGTTTTACCCACTGCCATTTTTCTTCAATCGACACTACGTCGATTCCAAGATTGGTACCAATTCCTTCCGCGCCCCACTCCCGCTATGTTCCATGCACAATTCGGAGTTGACCATCGTGATACAATTCAGGTCTCTGTCCGAAATCTTCAGCGACATCGGCGGCTTTGCGGCTGGAGCGGATCTCACCGAATTCAAATTCGTCACTCAAGAAATTACGTTAACGGATCAAGAACGATTTATGTTTAGATCCACACCGCAGCGTTATCCCATCGAAAAAATCAACACCGAGGAGATCGAACTGCCAGCCTCGTTGGGCGCTAAATACAGATACTATTTCAACAGCGCCTACTCGTGCCGAGCAATATTCTGGTCATTCAAAAACAAAGTCACCGGATACAATCCACAATTCTACAATCCCATCATTTCGGCAAGAATCACGACGCTCAACAAAACTGATAGAAATGAAGTAAGAAAACCATTATTTCTTCAAGAATATCAAGCTTATGTGCATAATTTCCATAACAACGGAACATTTTACGCATACTCGTTCGCCGAACAGCCTCTTAATGTGGTGCTAGGTGACTACGAGTTCAGAGCCCCTAGACCTCAGAGCGCCTACATCGACATGTTCTTCACCACCGTGGCGGACAATTATGTTCTCTGGTCGAGTCAATTTGCAGCTTCAACCCAAGATTACACGATTGCCAATAGACGCATCCTACTGAACACGAGCGTAGGCCTGGGAGGCGCAAATATTCTAAAGACTCTGAGAATGAATCCATATGGCTACCTCAGAACCAACACGGCCAGAGTGGGTATTCCCGGAATTTCTTATTCAGAGACGACGAACACCGGTAATCCACCAATCGTACCCTACAAAATGCGTTTCGAACCTTGGAATGGAGATAAAATTACAATAGGAGGAACGGATTATTTCAGATCTCCAACGGCACATTACGTGGATAGTTCTGGTAATTTTCAGGATGGTTCTTTCACTTATTCTAGTGGTACGATAACGGTAAATGTCCCATTTTGGAGTGATTCATCAAACACAACTGCCGTTGTCATCGTTCAAGATGGTGGAGATTCTGCTCCATTATGGGGTACTTGTACTGCGAATCTTTATGCTACTTCGGCCGGAAATGCTGTAACCACGACTACAATACCAGGATCTTTCACCTTGACCGTAAATCACCCAACAGATGCAGGAACCAGTGTATCAACTACCACTGCTACAACTGGTTACATAAAGATCACATCGGATTCGAGAACTAATATCAACAGCTACGTACCTCTCATTGACTTGTTTCTTCTAACCATATACTACCTATCCACGAGCATATTCGTTGCTGAAAATGGAAGGGGCATTGTGGAAGACTACTCTGAAAATGGGGTGGTCGAAGGCAAATTCAATAGACTCGACACCGATGGCTCCGGCTTCATAGAGGCTATTGAAAGTGATGTCACGATGTACGACAGGGACGGCGACGGCAAGGTGAGCTTTGCCGAATTCAAAGAAACCGAGGAAGTGTAATTTCCGATCCAGTAAATACCAATTTGGACACACCATTTTCGATGTATAACAAATTCACCGAAAGTGCATAAAGTCTGAACCTGATCCTGTCCCCGCTAGAAATTTTGGCATCTATGTTGAATAGTGGATTTAGAATCGTGGAAAAGTTGATTGCCCCGTTGGGCATCTCGCGATTCATCGGATCCAAACAAAATGCCATCGGGTAGATGTACCCCCTATAATAGTTTGTTCCGTCATTTATATTCTGGGGAGCACCAGGGAAGTGAGCATAAAACTGAAATCCTCTGTACATTTCAAACGTTCCGATGTCTTTGGGGATTAGTACCTCGTTGTCCAAGATGATCTCCATCGAGTTCAGATAGTCGCCCGAGTCGACCTGCGCAGTGCCACCCCTCCCATAATCAAATGGTTGCGTGGTTTCCGTGGTCGTGTTCTTGAACAATCCAAACACCGCCTTGACGGGATTCACAAATTCGGGAGTCACGGTGAATACGTTGGAGGTGGTGTAGGTATTTTCCACTACCTGAAACTGCTCCGTGGGAAACACCAGAGGTACCCTAGTCAGGGCGTCTGTGATTTCCTTGGGTGCGTAACCATACTCCACCCGAATTCTCACCTGTGAGTCCCTTATCCCAGAATCTGTTCCACCCCACCGCGATGCATTCCTCAGTCCCACTTCCACTTCCACTTCCTGATATCTGAGTGCCGCAAGTGGAATCGCAAGATCCGGCTTCCCGTTGAACCAAAATTGAAGAGGAATATGAAGACGGTAGATTCGTGGATACTGCGCAGTGTCCGTGAATATGTGATTGGGTCCCCCACCAAGCATCCGATAGAGCTGAACCACCGAGAAGGACTCCTTTTCCTCGGTGCTCAAGTTCAGACGCATGTTCAACGTTTCGCCCGTCTCCTGCTGAATCGTGGTTCCGCCGATGATCAGTGACACGTAGTCTAACATCGCGTGCGCCTGATTAATCCTCGTAGATGCACTGCTCGTGTAATCTATGAGAAGATACATGCGCGTAATAAAGTCTCCGTGACGAGGAATCAAAAACCTCGCATTTCCACCATAGTCGACTGACTGGGGATCTGTATCAAACGACTGGGTGACAAAGTTGGACTTTTTGGTAAATACGGCTTTGAATGGAGTCTGCTCCATAGTCTATTATCAAACAACCTTTAATTTTTCTCTACTATGGCGAGTATCTTGTCTCGGACCGCCTCGTAGCTCATGACCTTGCGGACCTCCTCCTGAACCCACTCGTCCGTGGTTTCCAGTTCGCCTTGATAGACCTTCTCCATGGCTTCCACTGTCAGCTCTACACTTGGAGTCACCCACCACGCCCCCTGCATGTGGTTCCATCGCTTTTGTGCGGGAGGCACGCTCACCCCGTGCCAGCAGTAGTCGTGCATCGCCCCGAAGCGGGTCGTCACCACAGGCAGACCATAGTACTGAGCCTCCATCTGCGGGATACCAAACCCTTCCGAACAGGATCCACACAGATACATGTCGGCACACTTGTACATCTTCTGCAAGGTCGTCTCGTCCAACGTCGTCTCGGTGATCTTGATGGCCGTGTCCGGTATGCCCAGCGTCTGAACCATTGCCGGAACGTCATAGACCTTGGCGTGATTCAACGCCGGCACGTGAAGCCATAGAAGGGACTCCGGATGGGTCTCATGAAATTGCTTGAAGGAGAGCAGGGTCGTGTCAAGTGACTTGCGCCCGCTGTTCTCATAGTTTCCGGCTATGGTAAATATCACATACTTGTCGTCCACACCAAAGTCCTTGCGAACCTTTGCCTTGGTGTCCGTGGGAGGAAGGGGCGTCTGGAATCCCACGATGTGCGGCACCACGTGACTTTCCCTTCCCATCTGCCTTAGGACCCTCTCGCGGGTCGAGGGGCACAGTGAGAGAATGTGCTTGATCTTGCCAAGTGCCTTGACCGTCGGAGCGTCAATCGGGTCATAGTGAAGAGGAAACCAGAGGTAGGAAGGACAAGCGATCTGCTCGGCGGTCGATGACTCCAACAGGAAGATGTCCTGAAGAAAGAATATGGCTCCGGCGTTGGTTCGCTTGATGAAATCATTGATGTCCGAAATCTTGATGACGCACGGAAACTTCTCGTAGGGACCCAAAATGAAACTCACCTGGGGGCGATCCAAAAGTGCCTGGGTCCATGGATCCTTGGTCTCTCCGGGGAGCACGTTGGCATTCACCAAGTCCCTGAAGTGCAACACGCCGGTGTGCTTGATGCCACAGAGACTCCATATGACCATCGTGACTGTGTGACCTCTCTCCACGAACATGGTGATGAGGTGTCTCAACTGACTCGGGTAGCCACCCTTGGCGCCGTGGAATGGCGTGCCATTACTCGAAAGCAGGATGTGCATTTATGGTAATCACGTCCGTGCCGTTTAATTGAAAACCAATAATATCAGGTTCATCGTCCCACATGGCCTCGTAGTGTGCCGGGACCCCGAAGTGTGAACGAACCATGTCCTCGTAGTAGTATTCAAGTTCTTCATTGTCAAAGATGTCACCCGAAACGTTTCCCAAAATGGTGTCGCGGGCACAGAGGTAGTCCAGAAAGGCATCGAAGGTGTGTCCCTTTGACCACATGAACTCGATGTAGCGTTGATGTCTCCATGACTGGTCAAAGAGTTTCAGCATAAATTTGCCTATCCCCGGGGTGACGTTAATGCTCTTCAGTCTGATCATCTTGCCCATGACCTCCCTCTGGTGAATGTTGTTCAGTTTCAAGTTGTAGCAGGAGCGGCACACGTTCTTCCTCGAACTCGATCTGCCCTTGTGATACACCCTGGACATCCTCTCCAAGGGAACCCTGTCCTCGAACTGAAAATACTCAAAAGCATAGTTGATGAAATCATATCGACTGGTCCATTGTAAAGGGACATTGCACCAGTGACATTTTGTGGTCGGATAGATCATCCTATTCTAGTTTAGGTTGGTGTGGTTTGTTTAAGCATGGATATCAAATTCTTCCATCATATATTCTCTCGTTTTTCCTGGTATTATTGGTACATAAGACATTAGTTCCATGTCTGGATCAAAAAGTGTAGGCCAATCTCTAAGCGCTTGTCTATATTCTAACCATTCATTCTTGTCCTCCCTTTGAACATCTGGAAGAGACACCCAATCACATTGTGCTAAAAGTTTGTCGCGTAATTTTTTCAGTCCTTGTAACTTTCTGTTGATAGTTCCAACTCTATAAAATTCTACTCGTTCATCCGAAAGTATCAATTCATTTCCATCATCACTCGCTATATAATGACGCCAATTTTTTATAATATCTTCGTCATTAGTTTCAATAGCACCACCAAATTCAGGAATTATTTTTACCATTTCTTCCGCTGCATCTTGGGTTTCTTCTAATCTAGCCACACAACGATCATCGACTCTATAAATAAGCCACATACTTGTGATTATTATAGATAAAATTATATTCCTCTAATAACCGTGGCACACACAGTCCTGGTGTAGCTAGCACTCATTTTAGTCTGGATGACGCCCCCCCCGGCCGGCCACCGCAATTCTAAATAATCATAGGTATTGTAATCAGCACTCCTTGCCGAGTAATAGATAATGCCGTCATCGAAACCGCTGTCATCAGCCCCTCCTCCTACCAAACATGCTTGATCGTTACTAACACCAGTTAACATTATCATAAATGACCCTCTTCCGCTCGTAAAAGGAATATTGACCCAATCTGTACTACCGACCGATATATTTTCCGAATAGACATATGAACCAGAGGTGTTAGTACCAAATCGAATGACGCCGTTCACATGTAGTGGGTGTGAAGGCGTCGCTGTCCCGATGCCGACTCTGCCGCTTGCGCGAATTGTCATGCGTTCAACAGGAACGCCCTCTGCAGCACCTGTATCAGATGTCCAAAACCCAAGTCTTCCTTTCCCTTCTGGATCAGCATCCCCTCCATCATGTCCCCACGAAATTCTAGCAACTTCGCCGCCTCCAACATTATCATCTCTAAGGTACAAACCGATTGTTCCTCTCGTATTAGATTTCAAGTCATTAGTTCCATCGCCTCTTTGTAATCGAAGGACTTCGGCAGAAGTGGTTATATCCGCGGTATTAACTATGCTGATTTTTTCCGAAAACGAACCACCAGGTTCAATACCGATCCCCTTGAACTGCCCCGCGTTGTTCTCGTTGTCCACGAAGCCCAAACGGAGCGTCGAGGTCTTGTCGTCCAGATTGATGAACGCCCGGTTGTTCGGATTCTTGAACTCGATCGTCGCGCCGTGGTCCGCGTTGGGATTCTCGAGGGTCAACGTCGGGGTGTATTGAAAGGATTTCGGAACCACGTCGTAGATCGGGACCTTGGTGAAGAGCTTTGATACGTATCCAGGCGATCCGACTTGACCAAGGCCTCTAATCCGGCTCCCGACACCCCACAGAGTCCCCTCGCTGTCCACGGCGTAGAATGTATTATCATGCCCTCCCATAACATTTACAATGGTCTTCGAATAGAACTCCGCGGGAAGGGTGACTTTGGTAAACTCTGTGTTGTCATCATCACTTGGGTTTCCATTAGCAACGTAACGCCCTGTAATCCACACATTCCCAGTGCTATCCAGACAAATTGAAGCATACCTGGTGGTAGAAACGCGGGTCACCGTGACGTTCCGTATGTCGCCCGTGCACTGCGTAAATACGCTTACATCTGTGGTGCTGTTGAGACCGGTTTGGTAATAGGTTGACGCCCCGCATCCGTAGATGTTTCCTTCGGCGGTCACCATCATTGCGTGAATATCCGCACCCCCGTCATAGATAGAAGAGAGTTGCACTGGTGTCTCACCTGAGAAGTTCGTGTCGGTGACGGCGGTCCATGTCTGAACGTCAACCCCAGCGGTTCCAACGCCAAGGTGCGCATCCCCGTTGTTCCCCACCGCAAGTAGAACATCGTCCGCGCGGATTACAAACGCACTACCCGAATTCCCCCAAACACTCTTTACCTTTGAACTTCCCAAGTCACCGCTTGTGGAAGCCACGAAAGAGCTTTGATCTGTTTGATTGCCCGTTCCCAAACGATAACTCAACCCTCTCCCACATGCTTCCAATGTACTGTCGTCTGTGATTCTATACGTTGCTTCATATCCACAAGCAACGGCTTGATTACCTGTCCCCGAGACCGCAGTCCATGTGGTTCTATTGTCGGTGTCACCCACACCAAGTTGACCATAGGTATTACGCCCCGATCCCCATAGTTGACCCTTCGCATCCAAAACAATATTATAAGCATTACCCGCAGAGAAAGCCACAATTGGATAGGATGACGCGGGCGTAGATTCCTTCCACACGAAGGCGTCTCCAGTCGTACCGTCCCCTGACGAACCATCTACATTGTCACCGCCAACATACACCTTTCCTTCGGTTGTAACAAATAATGAAGCACCACTATACCAAAAACTTGCGGCACGTCCATAGTTGGCGGTCCCGGGCAACCCCGAACTGAAGATGGGCGTGTTGAACCCTACGTTCGACGTGGATCCGCCCGCCACCATGGTTCCTCCCGCCTGGTTGATGGTGACGCCGCGGGTCATCGTGTTGGACTGGGCGCGCTCCTGGAATGGGTAGAGTTGGGCCCCGTCCCCGCCGGACAGCTTGGGGTCGAAGGACGCATCCACGAACCCGATGTTCAGTTTGCCGGACGCCCCGTCCTCCATCTGGATCCGCGAACTGACCGCGTCCGAATTCTTGAACTCGATCGAAGGTCCCTTGCCGGTCTCGGTGTTCTCCAAGAGGAGCGAGCGGGTGTAGCCATAGTCCGGCGGCGGAGTAGCATTGAAGTCCAGGAGTTTGGTGTAGGCTAAGCGGTTCTGGGTGTCACCGGTTCCGAGTTGACCGAATTCATTAAAGCCCGTGACCCAATACTCGTTGTCAGATGTTCTTACAATTGGCGATCCATAACCACTTAAAGCAAAGTCCGTAATGCTTTTGTTGGCAATGGGTCCCGCGTCGGCACGAGTGAAGGTTGAGATGGTTGCCGTGTAGGGAGGATTACCAAACTCACCATTGACGTTATACCCGCATCCCCACATCCTTCCATTTGTGTCCAGAACATAGCTTCTGCCAACACCTGCGGCAATCTTGTAAGATGTGACGCCCTGATTCACGTTGACGTTCGAGGTGACCCGTTCAAATATGTTTCGGTCGGTGCTATCACCCAGACCAAGCTGACCGTTGTTGTTATATCCGGTCACCCACACATTCCCCGTGGAATCCCGTGCAATTGAATGACTTTCTCCGACGGAAATTTGCGTGATGCTTACTGTGCTTATAGATTGATCTGATGTAGTTCCGTCCGGACACAGCGTCCATCCCGCGGTGGTCCCTGTGTCTGTCCCCTGACCTGTTCTTCCGTTTAAGTTGGCCCCCGTAGACCAAATCCGCCCGTCGTTTTCAAGCGCCAAGGAATGTTGCCATCCCGCGTCAATACTATCGAATACATGAGGTCCGCCGTCGGGCATGGATGGCACGAACGTGTAGATGTTGGACGTCACATCGGAAAGATTACCCGCACGATATTGGTTTGCATTAGCCCCACAACCCCATATCTGACCCGTGGAGTCGAGTGCCAAGGCCATGCCTGTCCCACACGACACTTCTGTGATGGACACTCCGCTGTAAATGTTTATTGTGACGAGTGTAGGGATGTAGCGCGCATTGCTATCGTCTTGACCAAGTTGACCCTGTGTATTCTGCCCACACGTCCACACATTCCCCGTGTCATCCAATAATATAGTTTGTTCCCAATCGCTATCACCACTATACCCACTCGTCGAACTCGCTACGATGTTTGCCACGCCTTCCAGGGCGTTCACCAGGGTATACTTATTGCGGGAGGTGGTGTCACCTAGACCAAGACCCCCTGTGCATTGT